ATGTTTTTACTTCTGACTGTAACTCTCTTATTTTATCGTCATTATTTTCATTATTATTTAATTCTTCAATGTTTAAACTTATATTATCAAATTCCATTTCTGGTTTTTGTACCTTTTTAAGTTTTTTAAATATGTTTTCTTCGAATTCTGAATCAGATGTTTCTGTATTATTTCCCCATGTAACACTTTTTTTTGTAGGAGACGATTCTTGATCATCCATATTTAAATATTTAAATCTACTTTCATTTATAGGTTGTGATTCTTTTGACATTTTTTCAGACTTAACTGATGTTTCTTGAGGTTTTAACCAACTATCATCAACAATAGTATTCTTAGTTATTTGTTCAACATCATAATTTCTTTTAGCAGTCATTTCTTTTATAATTTTATCCATTCCTCCAATTGGCTTATCTTCATATTTATCTAAAAAGTTCGGAACTGGTGGTGCCTTTACAGTCATTATATTTTCAAACTCTTCCTGACGTTTGCTTAAATCTTTATCAAATTGTGATTTACGTTCATTATATAGTTCTTCAGCTGTAATAAATTCTTTTACAGGAGTTTCTTCTAGTATTTTTATCTTATTTGGCATTTGTTGTGTATAAGTTTTTTTAATGTGATTTAAAATGAGCATGATATATTTTTTATTTATATCAACTAAGTTATTTGTTTTTATTTTTTCTATTTCAAAAAATCCTGTAACATTATTTGTAAATAATTGAGCTACTTTACTCTGAATATCCCTCGAAAGAAACTTAAAAATATCTTCGTCGCTGATAACATCCCAAAGAGTGTTAATATTTTCTTTATGTAAAAAGTTATTGATATTCATTAAATATATAATTATAAATGTTATTTTTATATATTTTTTACGTTTTATAATGAATCATTAAAATAAACATGTCTAAATTTATTCATATATTCATCCTTGAGTATATGTGTTTTTAAGTAGTGTTCTGTCATCTTGTCTTCAAGCATGTGAACAATAAAATAGAGTGAATAAATACCACATTCTGTGTTTCCATATTGATGTTCAATACCTTCATTACTATCGAATTTAAAATTTATTTTTTTCTTTAAATTTAAACCTTGATCTTTAATACGTTCGACTAATGCCATTATTTGAGGCATAGGTTTATCCCCAGTACTATCAAAGAAAAATATTTTCTTTTTCTTTATATTAATAAACATTGAAATCCAGTGTTGACCTGGTCTATTATGAGGGTCTGTATTAAAAATAATTCCTATTTTTGTTTTTCCGTGTTTAATTTGGTCTTCAAGACTAAAGTTACAAAGTTCATCCCATACACATTCTCCATATAATTTTCTTGTATCAAAATCAATAGGTGTTGGACCTATAAAATCAAAACATTTATAAGCCTTTTCGTATTGTTTCATTACATTCATAATATCAATACTTGATAACCATTCATTTGGATTTTTCTTCCATTCAGCAGGAGATTCTGGGGCAAATGAATCTGCCATTTCGCTTTGTATAGGACCAAATTCTGCTTTTTGTTTCAACCAACAAGACTCTTTATTACAAACACCACTTAGTTTTTCACTTATAAAACGATGAATTTCTTTAGGAGAATTTGAAGTAATTTTAACATCAGGATGCCTTGCGTTCCATAAGTCTCTTAATTTATAAAGTGACTTATTGGTATAACATGAAAAATCGTTAATCTCTCCTTTTGGTTTCGGACTACAATTAATTTTTTCAAGGTTTACATTTTTATTGGTCTTATTGTATTTTTTTATATTCTGATTTGTTTCTTTTAATCCTCCTTTTTTACCTTTCCTTGTGTTATTTTTCTTCGTTTTCCTTTTTTGTGTTTTTGTCTTCATAAATATTAGTGATATTATTCTTTTTTAAACCCTTATTTTTTAATTCAGGATCATTTAAATTAATAATCTTTTGTTTTGGTAGTATTATTTCTTCCTTCTTTTTTGTTCTAGTTCTTGTAACATATTTATCTAAAGTCGGGACATCCATTTTAATTGAACGCATTAATAATTTATCAGCCTCTACAACGTTTCCAGAAATATCGTTATCATTACAGCCTATTTCATGTGGAAATTCCATATCTTTGTATTCAGATTGTATAATATCATTATTATCAATTGTTTTAAAATAACTGATTGATGCATCTAAAAAATTACTATATGCGTACTTTACATCTGGTAACAAATCAGCTGGAGTATTTCCAGTTATAATTTCCTTAAATAAATTATATACACGTTTTTTATAAAATTTAATCTCTTCTTTATTTTCTTTTTTTTTAAGATATTGATTAATAACATTCTTATTTAAAAGACAATCAATAGTTACTTGATCTACGTAGGATTGAGACATATATTTAAATAAGTATATTTAGTTTTAATAAAATATACTTATTTTACCTTGTTAAATATCTTGTAAGAGGAATTCTTGATGTGTAGTCATAAACATCAGCACAACCCATATTATTAGAACTAACATTATTTGTATAATATTTAGAAAAACATAATGTATCATTTTTTGACCTATTTCTTGAACATGAAAATGCAAAAGGTAATTCTGTCATAGGAATATAACTTCCATTAAAATAAACTTCATGTCTGTTTTCGCTATCATTAAATTTTCCTTCTCTTACCCAAGTATTATGTATTTTTATTAGAACATTACAAATGTCTAAATAAATGTCTTTACAAGCTAATCTAATATAAAAATCATCTGGTGAAATATTTGCTTTTTTTACGGCTTCAACTATTGCTTGTAACCTACCTTGACCACTTAATACCAAAAAATATTGTTTATATTCTTGATTTTTATACAATAAATTTTGTAATTTATCTGTATCACTTTTAATTTGGTTATTTATTGATCTAATCATATCTACTTTGAGAGACTCGTCTGAAATTCTTTTTTGTAATCTAACTATTCGTTCTGTATATCTATCAATTTCTTCTTTATCAGACATATTATCATTAATGTCAACAGGACATATTCTAATTGCATCAGTTGAAGCCATTTCTGGAATTGTATCTATTTGTTCAAATGTTAATGGGTTTTGAAGAGAATAACTAACTATTGGTATATTAGAATCCTTTGTTTCACTAAGTGAATTCATTAGTACTTTATATGTTTCATTAGCACGTCTTGTTGTTTTTGCTCCTGCTTGTTCCCTTTCACCTTCACCTCTAACTGGATGCCATAGTATAACTGATGATAATGGTACAGTTAATAAATATTCAGTTCCACCATTGTTCCACGCAAAATCAGTCCATCCACCAATTCCTCCGACTCCATAACCTTCTTTAATTCCTTTTACTATTGATTGAACTTGTGGAATAATTTCTTTCCTTTTTTCACCTAAAGTATATTTATATATAGTTTGACCGAAATGTTCTCCGCCAATATTTTTTTTTGATCTATTTTGTTTGTTACTTTTTTTCTTGGTTTGTTTCTTCCTTTTTGAATTATTTTTTCTTGAAAAACGTTTTTTTGAATTATATCTCATTATATATTAAATATATATATAATATCTTATATATATTTATTTTTTAACAGGTTTGTTTTGTCATATCTCTAACTTGAACTCTTGTGCTATTTAAAAATATTCCTGAACCAACGGTTTTAGAATCAGGATTTGGATTGAATTCTGAAAAACTTTCATTTTGAAATAATAACTGATGAGGATTGGGTTGAGTTACAGTCTTAAATTTATAATTATACAAATCGCTGTTAGAGTTAGGCACATAAACTGATTGACTACATTTTTGAAGAGCATAAACTTGATTACGTAATTCAGATTCTAAATTAATATTTGAAGCAAACCCTGACCAAGGAGATGTAGTATTTCCTGGATTGAAAACTTTATTAACATTGTATGTTGGCATTTGTTCCATTGGTGTTTTAATTTCTTTTCTAGGATCTACAATAGGAAAATAAGAATATTTTGTCATTACAGGCCTTACGTCTAAATATGGTTGAAGCATTTGGGAAGGAATATTTCTATCATATATTCTTTTATTTGTTTCTTTATGTATATTTGATACACATTCAGGAGTTTGACTATATGGGTTATTCATTTTATATAATTTATAAATATATTATTTTATATAAAACTTTATTTATTAAAGTACATTTATTTTTGGTATATATATTGTAAAATTTATATTATATATTAAATATATAATGATTTCGAAATCAAACTTACACGAAGCTCAAAGTAGAATTTTTGATTTAATTATTTATTTATCATATGCGTTAATATTTATTTCATCAATAGGAGTATCACAGCTAGCACCAAAATATCTAGATAGCTTAGATTATTATATTAGAATATATATCTGTTTATTTTTAATATGGCGTTTTAATCCATTGAGAGAAAAATACGAATTTACTGATTTAGATAGAAAAATAGCATTTAGCGCTGGTGTTTTTATTTTAACTACCACAGCATTAAATCAGTACTTAGAAGATTTTAAGGAAACAGCAAAAAAAATTTTATTTTAAATTAATAATTTCTGCGCGTTTTATTTAGTTTATAATTTTTAGCCTTCTTATTTCTAACAGTTTTATTTTTTTTTGTTTTATTAAAAAATTCTTGTAAATGTTTAATAATTTGTTTTCCAACAATTTTATCCATTTCATATTCCTTTGGCTGCTTATCAATACAATTGTACTTATATAAGTTAATATTTTCAGTAATTATTTTAATAAATTCTTCATCATTATTGATTATTTTTTTACCAACATCGCTTTTAGAAAATTTATCCAGCATATAATCAAACTGTAAATCATGATAATAAGGTTTTACGTTAATATAATATATATTATCATTAGCCATTTCGGGATAAAACGTATCATCTAGAAAACAAATTTCAGCATTGGTTGGTAGTTTTGTACATTTAATAAAGTCATTATAGGTTTTATCATGTGTTGTTCTACAAACTTCAACAATTTGTCCATTTATTTTAAAAGCTGAAATAAGCTGATCGAACGGTTTATAATTTATTTTTTTGCTAAAATAATCTATTATGTGATGTGCCCATTCCTTTGATCCGTTATTATTTGTGTATATCATCATTTTATGACAACATGATGATTGTTTTTTGTTCTTTAAGTAGTTTAAAATATTTATTATATTAGGTCTCAAAAATTCAGGAAATAAATCTAATATATCATTAAAATCTGATTGTGTTAATGTTGTATTATTTTTTAATTTTGAATAATTTGTTAGACTGTCCCAAAATATTCCTAATTCTGTAAAATATCCAAGTGTTTCGTCTAAATCAAAAACAACTATTTTCATGCTTAATATATGTTTATTTTTTGATTTTTAAAAAAAACTTTATTTAAGAGAATTATTTAAATAACAAATTAATGTAGATAATTATTATATTTGTAAATAATATACAATAAATTATGTCCGAATTAAATAACGCTGATTATAAAAAAATTTTAGAATATTATGAAAAACCTATACCAAAATCTAAAAGATTGCTCAAAATTGCTGCTGAAACAATTATGTCAGAAAAATTATGTAGATGTATTAAAAAAGTTGATAAAGAAAATGAAGCTCGTGCAATTGGTATCTGTACTAAGACGATATTTAATAGAAAAGGATATACAAGAGGCAAATTTAAATGTAAAGGCAAATCTACAGTTAAATTTAATAAAACACTTAAAAATAAAAAATAATTATATCAAAATACTATATGAGTATTAAACATCTTGATATAATTATTATTGGAAGTGGTATGGCTGGATTATATAGTGCTTATAATATTAAAAAAACGTCTCCAAACACAACATTTTTAGTGTTAGAAAAGTATAAAAAAGATTGGATTGGAGGCAGAACTAGTAATGAAATGTTTTATGGAACTGAAATTGTAACCGGAGCTGGGATTGGTAGATTAGATAAAAACCCATTATTAATCAATTTAATGAATAAATTAGATATAAAATATTCTAAATACAAATCAATAATAGATTATTCTAAAACTATAAATCCTGTTGATATTGTTAAATTTATTGATAAACTTAAGGTTGAATATAAAAAACATCCTGAACTTCATGGAAAAACTTTTAAACAATTTTTTATCAAATTTTTCGGCAATCAAATGTATCGTAATTTTATAGTTAGTGCTGGTTATACTGATTATGAAGATGCGGATATTGAGGAAACATTATATAATTATGGTATGGATGATAATAAAGGCGGTTGGACTGGATTACATATTCCTTGGAAGAAACTAGTAGATAAATTATACGATACAATTGGTCACGAACATTTTAAATTTTCTCAAGATGTAATAAAAATTAGTAAAATAAAAAATAATCCATGTTTATTTGAAATAATAACTAAGGAAAATAAAATTTACTATTCTAATAAAGTGATAATAGCTACTACTATTTCAGGAATTAAACAACTAGTACCTGGAGCTTTAAATAAAAATAGTTTATATCAACAAATTCACGGACAACCTTTTTTAAGGCTTTATGCTAAATTTGATAAAAAATCTAGTGCTATAATTAAAAATTATATTTCAAGTTATACTATTGTTCCTGGACCACTTCAAAAAATGATTCCAATGAATCCTGATAAAGGTATTTATATGATAGCATATAGTGATAACGATAGTGCTATTAGTTTAAAAGATCATTTAAAAAATACACCAGAAAACAGAGAATTATTTTCTGAATTAATTGAAAAATCTCTTGGAATAAATGAAAAAATATATATAATAGCAATAAAAGATTACTATTGGCCAATAGGAACACATTATTATGAACCTCTTAAAAATTTTGATAGTAGAGAGAAATTTGTATATGCGGCTCAACATCCAGAAAATGGTATGTTAGTCGTTGGTGAAGTTGTTAGCCGATATCAAGGGTGGACTGAAGGTGCGTTAGAAAGTGTAAAAGCAGTTTTAACAAAAAAATGGATTGAAACTAATTGTTAAAATAAATAATACGCGTGATAACCTATTGACGCAAAACCTAACATTAATAGTATCTCAAAAAATTTACGTGCTGTTTTCTCTCCATTATAACCAATATAAACTAATAATGGCCCAACAATAAATATATGAATTAAATTTACCCATATACTTTTATTATCCTTTAAGTAACCATATACTTTATACAAGTGGTATAAAACAATAATAAATCCTAAATAAAATAACACATTAAATAATCCGCTATAGATTTTCTCTCTATTTATTCCAACATAAAGAAATAATCCACCGACTACTATTATATGAAATATATGTACAAGCTGGTTAGTATCCATATAAATTATATAATATTTTTTCTTTAGATATTATATAATGGTTTTTAACTACGAAAATATGGAAGTTCAAACTCAAACTGGAGGAAAGATAGTACGTAAGGTTTCAATTAAAAAAGGAAAAGGTTATAAAAGTGTAACAAGGTTTAGAAATGGCAAAAAGGTTTCAACTGTTAGAAAACCAATTCATACAGATCATATTAAACTTATTAAACAAAGAAAATTTATTCCTGGATTATTTTTAGATTGTACATGTAGAGAGAAAAATAAGACACGTAAAAATAGAAAATAAATAATTTATAAAATTAGTTTAAATATATATAAAATTAGTTTAAATATATATCTAATATAATATATAGTTAACATGGATTTTAAATTCGATGATGATGATGATGAAGATTTATTTACTACAAACACAGTAACTATTTCAGTAAACAAACGAAATGGAAAAAAATGTGTTACATCTGTAACAGGTATGGCAAAAGACTTAGATTTAAAAAAAATATTATCATATATAAAAAAAACATACAGTTGTAATGGTTCTATTGTTGTTCATGAAGAGTATGGCGATGTTATGACTTTTACAGGAGACCAAAAGAAAAATATTTATGATTTTTTAATAAAAGAAGAAATCAATAAAAAGGATGAAATTGTACTAAAAGGAATATAATTTATTTCTATAACTACATGAGGGTTAAAAACAAATTAATTCATTATATTAACACTTAATAATTAGAATGACATAATTATAATATATATTCTTTTATATATATGACAGATTTAGATATAGCAACATTTAATACACCTAATGGATTCTTAACAACAACTTTTAATACAATAGTTCCTGAACCCCTACCACAAGATGTTGGTGTTTCCGTTGTTATCCGTTCAGATAATAGAATAGTGATGGGTGGTTATTCCACATATACAACAGGGTCATACATCACTCTATCGTGTTATAATACCGACGGTTCTCTTTACACAGCTTTTGGAGTAGGAGGTAAAGTTTTACTACCTGCACCATCGGGTTTTACAAGTTGTATCGTTCACGATGTTATATTACAACCAAATGACTATATAATAGTTACAGGCGACACTTCTACTCCTGACCCTGCTCCTTTTTTTAAACCATCTATGTTCGTGGCTCGATTTACTCCCTTAGGTGCTTTAGATCTGACATTTAATACCACTGGTTACGTTATAATTCCTCCTAGTGCTTTTGAAACAGTGCCGCCACCTATAATTCTTTCATTTGATCAGTGTTATTCTAACTCTGTTATAATTCAGCCATCTAATGGCTATATAGTTTTAGGAGGCAGTCTCCGATTACTGGCATCACCTAACAACAAAAGTTTGATAGCTTTAGTTCGCTTAACTACAACTGGAGCATTAGACACATTATTTGGAACAAATGGTAATGGGACAGTATACGCTAGTTTTAATTTGTTAACTAATAATGAAGATTATTGTAATTGTCTATCAATCCAAACAGACGGAAA